AACATTATCAAATCACCATTGTATGCACACATGGGCCAACAAATATCAGTAGCAATCCCCTGCATAATAATTATGTCAGATTCGGAATATCCACACATCTTAGCTATCCTCTGCATAATTTTGTGTGCACAAAACGTAAGCTGTGCAGGCATGCGCAAATCATACTCCTTATAATCTATTGCACACACCCTATTTTTCCCATGTTTGGTAATATGAGTGGATAACTCAAACCATTCCCTTGAGTGAGGATTCACTCCAACTGCACATTCACTTAAAAGTGGATTGAGTGACAAAAATCTACACACCGGAAGATAATATTTCCTCACTAGTAGTTGGAACGCTAACTGCGCGGCTTGAAAAATCCTAACCTTCTCTTTCGTAGATAGAGTAGGCTCGTCTTTACATGATGATTTGCATATCGGATAACATCTCCTACCCGCCAAATATTCTGTCTCCATATTTTCAGCTTGTATCCAATAATCTTCATGAAGCTCAACGTAATCCCCATATACGCCGAGTGGATCTTCACACTCACGCAACCACTTCTCCTTAGTTCCACCAGTTGGAAAACCCACTGATGTTGACTTTTTCATATTGTCAACAAATCTGGTGCAAGGTATACCATTAACAACTTGTGGTTTTGTAAGAACTTTGACGTCATCCTTCCAAAAGCTGAGATCGTCATTAATGCGCTTTGCGATCTCAACCATATAATCGTCAGCGGCTCGTGCAACCTCAGCACCACTAAATCCTATACTCGGAGCAGTAGAACTCTTTAAAGAAGTCACCCACGGAAGCCACGGCGACTGTTTATCAGGACCCCGAAACCGAGGTGCACACCAGCTCTTCGTAACTTCTAGCTTCTCACGCACAGTTTTGCATATAGGTGTATCGATAACTTTTGAAGATGGCTGTGATCTTCCAACAGTTGACCCATACACTCTATAATTCCTTTCACCTTCTAATAAAATTAAAGGCGACCTCTCATGGATCTTCTCTTCCAATATTTCAACACCAAATTGTTTCCTAATGAGAGTACCTTCACT